TATCTTGCCCGACGACGTGAACATATACCGCGGACCCGCCAGCTCCGCATACAGCGCGTCGTCGCGCGGCAGCGAAACATCCATGCCCTCGAGCCACGACTTGCACCGGAACCACAGCTCAGCGCGCAGGTTCAAATACGTCTGCTTCGCCACCGCGCGCTCCGACACGTTCAAGCCACGCGCCGGCAGCCCCAACTCACGCAATCGGTCCAACACGCCGGCGCCGAAGCCGTTGCTGTCGATTATGATCTCGCTGGGGCGCCGGGATGGGGGCATGGCGTCATATTCCGCCTTAACGGCGCCGGAGAGCTGCATCAGGTCCAAGTTGCGCCACACCGTGAGTGGGTGGATCACCGGACCCTGCCGCTTACACAGCACGCTGCTGTCGCCGCCCTGTCGCGCCACGTCCAACCCCCACACCGCGATCGTGTCCTCGTGCACCTTCACCTCGTTATTAAACGCGTGCTCGATCAGAGACACCGGGATCACCGTATCCTCTTCGGACGGCGGGAAATTGCCCAAGACGCGCACATGGAACGCCGGGCTGTCTTCCCCGTACCGCTTCCGCATGTCGTCGACAAAATCCTCAGACACGCGCGGGCTCTCGACGCAGGAAACGTGCATCGTGTACCAGTCGTCCCGCAGCCGATTGTGCGTCTCGTAGAAGAAGCCAGTGTTACGCGTCGGGTTGCCGGTGAGCACCGTGGTGGCGCTGTGGCCCGACATCGAGCCAGAAGCAGCCTCAACCACGGCCTCCGGCACACCGCTGGCCTCGTCCGCCAGCAGCAGAACGTGCTCGCTGTGCACACCGGCGAGAGCCTCGGGCTGCTCAGCGCGTGACGTCCGGCATGAGATAAAAGTGCTCTCCGGGGCGCTCTTCAGCTCGATGCGGTCCGACTTCACCTCCAGCAAATTGTCAAACGGGGGCTTGAGCCGCTTGGCCACGGATTTCATCTCAGCGAAACACGCGTCAAAGAGCTGCGCGGAGGTGGGGGCCGTGACCACCGTCTTGCTCGGGTAGCGCATCAAGACGTGCCAGATGGCCGCCATTGCGACGCCAGTCGACTTGCCGACACCGTGGCCAGACCGAACGGATATGCGGCGGATCTTGGGGGCGGAGACGGCGTCTAACAGCTCAACTTGCCACTCGTCCGGCTCGATGCCGATCACCTCTTGGGCGAAGCGGACCGGGTCGTCGCGGTAGCGCCGCATCAGTTTGACGAAGGGGTTGTTGATTGGCGTGGTGGCGTTCATTTGTTAACACTCCTGTTCGTGGTGGTGTGAAATTTTTTCGGCGCGGGTGCGTGATTAGGTCATGAGCTTTTGCACCCGGCCGCGGCGAAGAAGGGGGGGGTAAAAGTTAAAATCTCCGCCGAGAAGGGCAGGGGAGGGCGTTGAAAAATAAGGCATTTCGCGGCAGAGATTAAACTCATAATAAGTATTATGTTAAATTCTGCTGATATCGCCGCGTTGCAGCGCGCATTCGCTTGACCTCGTCGCCGCGCTGCGGCACGCGTGCACGCGCACGCTTCGCTGCGTCGGTGTGCGTTTTCGCGCTCAATCGCCATCCTGATCCTCGATGATCTCGCCCTCGATGATGTCACCGCCAACCTCGTTAAGCAGCGCCGCTGCCTGCGCGTGCAAGTCATTCACGCTAATGTTGATCGCGACATCACGCTGCCTCGTGTCATACTCGGGAGACGCCTTCGCCGCTTTCCACTTGAGCACGTCGACCGCCAGCTTCGCGCTGTTCACGCTCGCCTCGAGCTGGTGTGTCTGATCGGCGATCTTCTGAGCCTGCGACGCGTAGTAGTGACCAGCCATCTTCTTGGCCTCGTCATATCGCTGCGCACGACCCTCAGCCGACGCGACCCACTTGTGGAACAGGTTCCAGCCCACATCATAGTGCTTGATGATGTCGGACGCATTCATGCCGCCCGCAATCAAGCCGAAGATCTCGTCCTCACCCGCCGCTTCCAGCGCGGCTATCTTAGCGTCTCCAATTGCACCCATCTAAACTTCCTCTCTCAAAACGGGATCTCGTCACCCAGCTCAACGTCGAACGTGCTGTTCGCCGGACCAATGCAGCGCGTGACCTTTGCTTCTGGAAATTGCTCCAGCGTCTTCGCAATGAACTCGCTGCTGAAGTTGTTCCCCAGCACGATTGCTGCGTCGACCATATCATACACCAACCAGTCCGGATGCTCACGCCGTATTCCGACCGCGTCGTGCAGCGCAATGCACACGATGTTGCCAGACGCGATCTCGATGCAGTAGGCGTGCCGACCGACCGGCTGGTGCCCGTTAGCCTCTGCCTCCGCCTCAAGCACGTCCCACGCCCGGATGAGCTGCGTGGCGATCTTGTGCACAGCCACAACGTCATCCTCTTCGATCTTAACTCGCAGCGCGTCATACGCCGCCTCAAAGCGCCCGGCTAACTCTGGCGACACCAGCGACGGAAGTGTGTCTCCCCACTTGAGCGTCTTCTCCCTCGCCTTGCGATCCAACGGCAGCAACTGCCCATCTACCTGACGTGAGATCGGCTTCACCTGATTGCCAGTCTCAAACGTACCTCTATCCTTCCTCGCCCTAGCGTAACCCGCCTTCGCTTTGCCACTCACCTTCTTAGCCATGTATCATCTCCCCATCGCTCTAATGTTAACCACACCCAATCGAAACCACTGCCACACACCACACCACACCACGCTATACAATAGCGGGTGGTGGTGTGGAGAGTGAAATGGCCTTATTCTCCACACCCACCACACTCCACCACACCCCAAGTGTGGAAGGTGTGGAAGTATCAATGCAACACGTCATCATCGCCATTCCTCATTAGCTGGTCATCCATAACCATTAGCGCGCGCTCTATCGTCCACATCGTATTGACGAGGATCTCGGTGCGGCGCTTGCGCTCCTCCAAAGTTTTCGGGTGGAGGAAGCCCGGCTCGAACTCGACGCTGACCGCCCCGATATCGTCGGACCACAGGACGGTGAGGATGCGATCCATAGCGTCACTGCTGAGCAGTTGCTCATATGCTGCGTCTATTTCGTCCATCAGGTCGCGCCCGCCTCATCCCCAGTGATCCACTCCCCGACGACCACCACCGGCACGTCACGCCCAGTCCGCTGGTCCTTCTCACGCTCGATGCGCAGCACGTCGGTCTCGATCCACTTCTTCACGATTGCGTTGACCTTAGCCTTCTCGTGCTTCTTGTCCACATCGAGATCAAGATGCAGCGCCACCACATTGCCCACCCAATTCTTGGCCTGCGTATTCTGGCGCATAAAGTCACCGCTCTGCGCAGCCAGCCCGACGTCTCGCTGCACCTTCATGGCGTCCTTGGCGCTTACCCCGTCGAATAGGTCAGGCATAGAAAACGGCTCAGCCACACCCACATATTCTTTGTTTGGTAGCTGCACGCCGACCATACGCCTGTACACCGCCTTCGCTGCCGGCGGCGCCATGTTAGATTTGCCGTCGTCCACCCGGAATATGCCCAGCGCCTCAGTCTCGGACACGCCCAGCTTGAGCGCGTCCTCCTGAGACACGCGATTTATGACACGCGCCGCACGGGCTGCGCCGAGTAGACTGCCGGCGCCCCGGATGCTGTCGACCGTGGCGTCGTCGCCGTTTCCCTTGCGGATGTGGTGAACGAGGGACGCGGCGCAGTCTGTGACGTCACACACGGATCGCACAGCCCCGACGGCGGCGTTCATCGCGACGTTGTCGTTCTCGTTGATGCCGGTCGCCGCGACCCACGGGTCGATCGAGACCAGACCGATGTCGTTCTCCGTAATCTTGGCGGTCAAATAGTCGACCAGAGCGTCGTCGACCATAATGCCGTCGCGGTCCTGTCTGGCGAAGATGATGTTCATGTCACGACCCGCATCCAGAAACAGTTTACCCCGAATTTCGTCCGCCGTGACGTTGTAGTGCATCATCGCCGCCGCAACTCTACGCTGAAGCTCCTCGAGCGGATCCTCGAGGTTGACGATCCACACGTTGCACGGCTCGTGCACGGGCTCACCGAGCAGCGGCCGCCCGGTGCAAATTGCCAGCGCCTCCACGATCTGCATCGACGTCTTGCCCACGCCGCCAGCCGAGGCTAAGACAGAGACGTTCGACCGGATGTAGTGCTGCCCGTATATCCAGCGCCGCGCCGGTATGCTCGCCGGGTCGATTGGATCGTATGGCGTCGGGTAGCTGCGCTCGGACTGCGCGATCTCGGCCTGCACCTGTGCGACCGGCTTGGCCAGTGCCAGAGCCTCACGCAATTTTTCGGCGGACGTCTCGCGCAGGTAGTCGTTGGCGTCTTTGACACCCTCGACGCCCAGCATGTCGAAGCGCACGACGTGCACGTCAGTGCTGCCGTCGCCGCGGAGCACGTCGGCCACCGCGTCCACATCCAGATCCGGGTCGGCGCAGATCGTCACGTCGGACGCACGCGGCACAGAGTATGTGGACATGCCGGCCTTTCCAAACGTGCAGACGATTGTCGCCTCGTCGCCGACCGCCTGATAGACGCTCATCGCGTCCTCTGGACCCTCGGTCATAATAATGCAGCCGCCGTCGTGCTCGTTGCCGATCCGCATGACGTTGCCGGCGATCACGCCGCGGCTGTATTTGCTTATGCCATTGTGCTCGCGCTTCTGGCCCTCGGGTGTGAGTAGAACGCTCTGGATGCCGCACACATTTCCGCTTGGATCGAGCGCCGGAAACATGATTGCCGGGCCGTCGTATATATTCGGGTTGAACCGCGCTGCATCCGAGGCTGTGCTGGCCCTCAGACCCCGTGAGTTGAGGTAGAGTAGAGCCGGGCGCACGGCGTCGATGTTCTCACGCGAAATTGCGACGCCGCGCTCCCATATGTCCTTCGCCTTGCGCATCTTGTCTGCGCGGGTCTCGTCGTCCCGAACGAGCACCTCCTTAGCCGCCAAGCGCGCCATCAGGCGGTCGAACTCGGACGGAGTGTACGGCATCGCGTCGGAGTTTTCGAGCTCCTTCGGATTGTCGCCGCCGCGCTTGAACCCGGAGCCAATGGTGGCCCGGATCTCGTGCTCCTGTAAACCCATCGCCTTCGCTGCGCTGTGTAGCTCGCCCAGCGCCGCATCAAGATTTGACGGGGCCATGTGCGCGTGCCTCCCGAGCGTAAACGCGGCCTTGTTCAAAATCTCGTTGCGGCTTCCCTTGATTGCACCGGCCACGTCGGCCACCGCACTCTCCGCGACTTTGCTAAAATATCTTTCACTCATTTCCCACCCCTATCGTAAAAAAGTGTTGCCGCCCACCGGAGCAGGCGGCAGCGTTTTTAAAAGCCGAACTCTGTATCCGACGCCGGAGCCGCGGCGGGTGCCGGTGCGGGTGCAGTGATCGGTGCCGCAACCGGCGCCGCTACTTCCGCGCCGTTCTCCGGCTTGTTGATCCACTTGGCGATAGAAAAGCCGACGTCATACGACGTGCCCTTGCCGATCACGATAGGCGTTGAGCTGGTCACTTGAACCACTGGGATTTTGGATGCGAAGTCAGGCGAAGCCTCGGCGTCGTTATACACTCGAGCAATAAACTGGCCCAAGCCATACGAGTTTCCGCTGAATGACGCCTGACGGCCGTCACCGAGCCAGCAGTCCACCTCGAACCCCTGCTTGTGGTTCTCAGATGGGCGAGCAATCTGCTCAGATGGCGACGGCCACGGCTGCCAGTCACGCACGCCGATGTCGATGTGCAGCCAGCCGAATGTGACGTTTTTGATATCCATCGCGAACCCGCGCGACATATCAATGTTTTCGTCTCCCGCTTCAGTCTTCACCCACCAGCGATTTTGCGGCAGGTTAGCCCGAATAAATAGTGAACTCCCAGAACCCTCTGAACTTCCGAATGAAATTGGCATAATGTGTCTCCTTGACGATGTTTGCCTTAGCCGATTTGGCTAAATGTAAATGAGTAGCGCGGAATTTGGATCGTTTTCAAGTCCCCAAAATCGTAGCCCCACTCATTCGTTGATGACGCCCTCGCAAATTTCTCGAAGGCGTATTGGCACGCATGACGTCCTTCGACGAGGCTGTCATGGTCCAATTCGTACACACCGACACGGTGTGGTTTTGTCTTTTCCACCGCAATGAACACGAAGCGGTCGATCTCGAAACCCGCCGCCTCCATTGTCATGCGGTAGTGCTGGTCCTGTATGTGGTAACCAAAGTTAGCACACTGCTTTGCGAAGCCATACGGGTCGCTGGCGATTGTCGTCTTGAGATCCACCAGCGCACCAATGTCCCGGCGCCATCCGTCTGGGCGGCAGCGGATGTCGACCCCAGTGCCCTCGTGCTTTGCAAACACGCTGGCCTCGCAGACAAGGTCGCCGCTAAGCAGCTCCGCCGCCGCCTTGTTTGCGCGCACAGCCTCCGCCATGTCCACAGCCAAGCGGTAGTCACTCTCGGTCAGTAGCAGCGCGCCCTCCTTTTCTGCGTCATGCTTCTTCTGCTTCCACTCGAGGCCGCGCCGCGTCTCAGGCCCGCACCACACCTCACCCGATAGCTCGGGTTGCAGCACAAACGTGTGTGTCGCCGTCCCGACGTCGAATGCGGTGCTCTCCTTGCGCTCGGCATACTTGAACGTCGCCAGATCGTGCATGGCGATTGTCTTGGTCCCACTAGCGCTGAGCGCCGGGTCGAGGTGATACTCCTCGTTGGTCATGTCAAATTTTACAGTCATCTCTCTCCCCTCCCATACGCCGCTATGAGTAAGCTCTCGGCGCGGTGTTCATCCTTCTTGCGCTTCATCCGCAGCGCTAAATCAGGAAACCATTGTTGCGCCTGACGGCGGGCGGCGTCCTTATCTTTCGGCAAATTCATGCTCGACTTCCACTTGGCCGGCCGCACTTCGCTGTACGGGTGACCAGACAGGGCGGCCGTCGTGATGATCTGGCCGTAGGCAAACCCCAGCTTGAACACTGACACGACGCCCTGCTTTGGCATAGCCTGTTGTTTTTCCAGCCAAATATGTTGCACAGGGCCGGCGCTGTTGATGATATCGAGTAGCGCAATTACGTCGACGCCGCCTTCGGTGTCGACCGGCAGGTCGTGCACCTCGACCCAGTCTTCGCCAATCAGCGCAACTCCGCCGGTGCGCTCGCCGGGATCAATTCCAATCGTAATCAAGATCCACCCCCGCCTCGTCCAGCATTGCGGCGACCGCCCGCTCGACGAGCAGCGACACGCTCATGCGGGTATTGCGGCTGTGCTCTTTGAGTGCCAAGGCGATATCCTCGCGGATCCTTGGCCCGATTTGCTTTAAGTCTCTAGACATGATGCCCTCCATTTGTAACGTAGTGTTAACAGCGCAAGGGTCAGGGCACAAGCCCCCGGCGAAATGTTTTAAAATTGTTTTCGGTGTGCTAAGGTGAGGTGAAAATAGAATACGGACACGCAAATGGACATGGATGTTATGTGGAATGGGCTTTTGTCCATAGTGATTGCTGGGGTCGGGTTCTGGGTTAAGAGCTGGGTTAGTGAGGTGACGCGTTTGCAGATACTTATTAATCGCACGCGCGAAGAATATGTGACCAAGAGCGAGAGCAGCGCCCAGATGGACCGAGTAATGCACCGGCTCGACGGGCTTGATGCAAAGATTGACAGGTTGATTGAGCGAAAATGATGCGCTTATTGCCAGCACTTCTGTTGCTCGGCTGCGCAGAGATTAAATCACCAAGCCCTCTTGTTCTTCCTTCGGTCTGCATGGGGGACGAGCATTGTGAGGCTAGAAAAAATGCAGAAACATTGGCTGCGATGGGCTTTCATGACGCTGGCCTTCGGGTTATGTGTGATGATGCTAACGTCCGAGATGTTCTGGAGGTGGAATGCGAACCAGATGCGCTGCCATATCCCTGATCTTGCTCGGGTCTCTATGCTATGCCCAAGACGGTAGTGTTGAAGGCGACTTCAACAGCAACACGGGAAACAACAATAGTTCCGTCGAGAGCAATAACACCAACGAGACATATCAGAACACATACAATGGTCCCGGCAGCTCTCCCGGCTCGCAGCCGCCTCCGACAGCCGCCGCGCCCACTGTGATGGGGGCTGGGGGTCAAGATAGCTGCCTCATGCCCAAGACCAGCGGCATACAAGTCAGTTTGTTTGGATTTGCGCAGGGCAACATGGAGCAAGACCCGGAGTGCAATCGCCGCAAAGATGCTCGCCTCATGGGCCAACCGCAGCCGCACGGCCTTGGCTTGCAGATTAGCGGCCTGTCAGTGATGTGCGCCGCGCCTCATGTATTTAAGGCAATGGCCATGTCATCTACGCCCTGCCCTATCTATAGTGTAACTGAAGCGCGAATTTTGACAGGCCGAGACGCATATGAGGCCATGCGTTTAAATCCCGAGATTTATGTGGTAGGATACGCACAAGATCAGAGCTTCTGGGATGCGTTTCTCAGAATGGACTTAAAGGAACTGCCAAATGTTCAAACGGCTGACAACAATCGCCCTACTCTCTCTGAGCGTTTCCGGCGCACACGCTCAACAAACAACGGAAGTGGGCGACCTTCAGGACGCGGCGACAGTGATCCAGCAGCAAGTGGAGCTGGCGGCTCTGATGGCTTACGCAGCGACTGATATGGCAGGGGCAGGCCAGATCATTGCGAACAACAGTCTGGATGAAGCTATCGTAACCAATGAAATGCTGGCGAATTATCAAGCGTCAGTTGACCTTGTGCTGGCCATGGACTTTTCGGAAGCTGAGACTGCGTCTGAGCTATTTGATGCAGAGTATGCCTCCGCGATGCTTGAGCTTGGCATGAGCGTTGATGAGCTGGCAGAGGCAAGCGCCGCATTGATGACTGTGTC